CCGTCAGGCGCCCACGGGTAAACCAATCGGGTTCAAAGCCTGCCAGATCCTTCCAATAGAACAGGCGGCCTTCCTCGTTGCACTCGACCAAGCGGGTCTCGCTATAGCCGGGCAAGTCCAGATCGAAGCGGCAGGTGTCATCGCCCAGAACCGCGCTGCAAGGTTTCTGATAGACCCGGCCCAGCGGGCGGTTCAGTGCCTCGCTCAGCCCGCGTAGCTCGGCCTCAAAGGCACTGCCCGCGCGGCGCAGCTCTCCGATCGATCCGCGAAACTGCAGCCAGCGCAGCGACAGGTCCTGCCAGTTCACCAGCCAGCAGCGCATATCCGCCGCATCAAACCGTCCCGCCTCGATATCCTCGGCCCGCAGCGTGGTATCGGACAGCGCCCCCAGCGCCTCGGTATTGTCCACCGACAGGCCCGTCGCCTGTTGCAACGCTCGTGCGGTCAGCCCGCTGCCCGCCTTGAACGTCATCCCATCAAATGCCAGATCACAGTCGTGGTCGGTAAAGCCAAAGAATTCGCCATCCCGGCAGGTCAGTCCCCAGGCCCGGCACAGTGTTGTCACCCCAGTGGCGAGGTGCTCCAGAAAAGGTTGCGACGGCCCGGCCATCAGATCCGCACCTCCACAATCGGCACATCCGGCACATCGCCCGCCTGAAAGGAGGCGACGCTGGTCAGGATCTGATCGGTGTCAAACCGCACCGGCACATCGAATTCAAAGCCCGCGACGACCTCCAGCCCGGCCTCGGGCGGATAGGCCAGCGTGATTTCACCCGTCGCGGTGTCGAGTTCGTAATCGACGCTCTCGCGCAATTCCTCCTGCTTCAGGCCCACGCGCACCGTTCCCGCCACCGGTTTGGCAATCGGGCGATGGTAGAGCGAGGTGCCGGAGCGATAGGACTTCACCAGTTGGAAGCGCGTAGTCTGCCCATCGCCGGTGCCGATCACCTCGTCCCGGAAATCGACCTCTGCGCTGGCGCGGGCCGATTTGTAATCCGACCAGTCCTTCCAGCGAAAGCCGTACATCTGCCCCTGACGGGCCTCGAAAAAGGCAATCAGAACCTCGATGTCCTCAAGCGAGCGCAGACCAAGCCCGGCATCATAGCGGCGCCGCGAATGCGCCCAGGGGGTGTTGCGCTCCTCATGGCCATTGGCGAGCGAGACGATATCAGTGCGCCGCTGCGGACCGCCGACCGAGCCGAAGCTGAGCGAGGCGGGAAATCGGACATCGTGGAAATTCATCGGAATACCCCCTTTTGGGATCTGTCGTTGGGTAGATCAGGCGGCGCGCAGATCAGCGATTGCGGTTGCCACGCGACAGGGCGCGGGACAGGCGCGCGGCGATCTGCCCTTCGCTGCGGCGGAACCCGGCCACATCCGGAGTGGTAATGTTCATCACCACCTGCGTTCCGCCGCTGCCGGAACTGGTGACGCCAAGCGATCCGTCGGCGGTGCGGCGCAGTGGCAAGATCGCCTCTGGCCCCGCTTCGCCCATCAATCCGGTGCCGCCGCGCATGGGAAACATCGTGGCGCCGCTAACCACGCCGCCCCGGGCAAAGGGCATCACCCGCCCCTGCGAAAAGGCAGCGCCATCGGCAAAGGGCAGTATGTCACTGACCAGATTGCCAACACCGCTGGCCAGCAGCCCGCCCACATGATCGGTGACCGGGCGAATAGCGGCGTTATAGCTGGTTCGGATCATCGAACGCGCAACGGTATCCAGCGCGTCCGACAGGCTCTTGCCATCAAACACCACGCCTTCAAAGGCGCGGCGCAGCCCGCGCGACATGCCGCGTTCAAGGCTTTGCACATCCTTGCCCGTCGCGGCAAAGGCCTGGCGCACCCGGCGCAATTCCGTGTCGAAACTGGCCGCCATGCCGGCGGCATCCCCCAGCGCGTCGCCCAATGCCTCGCTGCGCAGTTCCAGTTCGGCGATTTCACTCTCCGCCATGGTCAGGGTCCTTTGCTTTCGGAGTATCGGGAAAGGCTGCGATCAGATCCTCAAGCCCTGCACGGTCCAGCGCCCCGCCAGCGCCCGCAGGAGTCAGCATCAACCGCAACTCGGCCGGGGTCAGGCGCCAGAAGGTATCGGGGCTAAGGCGCAGACCAACCAGGCCGACACGCATCAACGCGGGCCAGTCAAAGCCGCTCATGCCTCTGTTCCGGGAAGCGAGAAACTGCCCACCAGCAGCTGCGCCGCCACCCGCGCTGCACCCATCGGTCCCGCCGCGATATCGGCCTGGGCCAGTTCCTCGGTGCTTAAGGAATTGCCGCCGCCCTCAAGACCCGCCACCAGCAGGGCAAGGATATCGCGGGCGGAAAACCGCCCCGCTTCGAACCGTTGCACCAGATCGACGAGGCTTCCCTCTGCAAGGCTTTGCTCCAGCCCGGCCAGGGCGCCAAGGGTCAGCTTCAGCACGTAAGGCGCGCCGTTGATGGTGATTTCCACCTCGCCTCTGTAGGGGTTCGCCATGGGTCACACCGCGGTAAAGCTGAGCATCCCGGCGCTGGCCAGCGCCAGCTCGTAGGTTGCCTCGCCATTGTGGGTGCCCGCATAATCCAGCGAGGTCACCTGAAACGGGCCTTCGATGATGCCGAAATCGGGGATCACCACCTGAAAATCCGGGGTGATACCGTCAAAGAACAGCTGCCGCGCCCGCTCATCCGTGCCCGCATCGCGAAACACCCCAGAGCCCGAGATATTGGCCGAGCGCACCCCGGCGCCAGAAAGGCGCTCGCGCCAGCCGCCCTGGCTTTCAAGGCTGGTCACATCGACGCTTTCGGCGTTGAAACTGATGCGGGTGGCGCGCAGCCCCGCGATGGAATCGAATTGCCCATCGCCGGTCATATCCACCTTGATCAATAGATCCTTGCCATTCTGTGCACCCATGAGGTCACTCCACTGTTGTCTGAATTAAAGAACCGGCAGAGCAGCATTCAGCTGTCTTCGACCCGGGCGGAAAACCGCAATACGATGCTACGCCCGCCGCCACTGAGCCGCTGTGCCGCGGCACGGTCGAACCAGAGGCCCACCAGCCGCCCCCGGCTGAGCAGCAGCGGCGCATCGCTCAATGCATCACAAACCGCCGCCGCCACGGATTTTGCATGGGCAAATCCGGCGGTGTCAGAAAACACACTGACCGTGAACCGGTGCCGCGCCCCGGCCCCTGTGGCATCCGAACGGTCCTCGACCTCCTCTGGCCCCAGAGCCACGTAGGTCTGTGGCAGGGTACCCGATGGCAGCGCATCATAAAGATCGCTGCCGATGAGAGCGCTTAGCGCCGGGTCCGCCAGCAGATGCTGATAGACCGCGGCCTGCAGCGCGGCGGAAATAGCATAGCTCATGCGCCCAGCTCCTCTACCGCGAAACAGGTCAGATAGCGCGCGCCGGGGTCCGCTTCGCTCACCGCGTCTATGCGAAACCGGCGGGTACCTTCGCGAAGCCGCTGATCAGGACGCGGCCGCGCCGTCGCCCCCACGGGGGCGGCCCGCACAGTGATGCGATAGCGTTGCAGCGACAGGCTGCCGCCCTGCTGGTCTGCGTTACGCCCGCTGAGCGCCGTGACCTCGGCCCAGAGGGTGCCAAGCGCGCTCCAGCTTTCGACATATCCGCCCGCGCCATCGGGCAGACGCCGCGGGTCCTCCAGCACCAACTGCCGGGACAGATGCGGACGGCGCGACGCCGCAGTCATTGCACCGCCCCCAGGGACAGGCGTATGGCGCGATAGCGTTCGATAAGGCTGGTGACACCAAATGGCATGCAACCGCCGTGCAGGCCGGTATCCCCGCGGTATTCGTAGTAATGCGCCGCCAGCATCAGAACCGCCTGCGCCAGATCGGCAGGCAAGCCGCCCCAATCCGGCGCCAACCCGGCCTCGAAACTGACCCGCACCGAACCGCCCTTGGCCACGATGGGCAGGAACCCGCGCTGCGGACAGAGTCTGGGATGGTGGGTGTCGCGCTCCAGCCGGTAGAGTGCAGGGTCCACGATCATTTCGCCGCCCTCAGCATCCCGCATCACGATCTCGGTCACCGAGGTCACCGGCGCGACCGGCAGAACCTCTGCCTCTGCGTTGCGCCAGCGCGTCTGCTCCCAGGTGAAACTGCGTGTTATCAGTATCTTTCCAGTCCGCGCCTCGATGGCAGAGAGAGCCGCACGCAAGAACCCGTTCAGAACACCATCCTGAAGGCTGTCTTCGGGAAACCCGGTGCCCAGTCGCAGGTGCGCCTTGAAGGCCTCCAGCGGCAAGGCGCTGTCCGGCAGCGGCGCCACATCGGTCAATATCATCACATTTCTCCGCACTTCCCGGCGTCCTCATGGCTTTGTCTCATCGGCTGCAGCGGGCGCACATCCTCCCTGCCGCTCGGACGGAGGGGGGGG